CAGCCCAGTGCAGTATCCTACCCTCCGCGCTATTACAGCTGCGGTGTAGCACCATGCGTACGTGGCCTTCAGTGTGGCAGTGATCCAGTACAGCTTCCTCAGGTTGTATAGTCAGTCCACACAGGGGACACATACTGTCTTGTGCTAGCAGCTGTGTCTCCCTGTACTCCTTAATGTCTTTCTGCTTTAGGGTGTCCATGTCTGTCCCTCTTCACGGCGCATCCATAAGCACCCGCCGATACGTAGTAGCCAAGCATCAACCACCTCGTACATCTCACCAAGGCACATACCAACTTCCTCATACCCGTCACAGTAGACAGTGTATACGTAGTCGTACATCTCCTTGGGATCAGTCATCTCTTGTAGTGGTGCCTTGATCTTAGCCATGGCCTTCTTGCCTACCATCTTGTACAGACCGGGGATGTTATCAGTCGCGTCCCCCGTTAGCATCTGAGTGTAGAAGAACCTATCGGCCTCCACCTCGGACACGTAGTACATGTCGTCCTTGACCCAGTTGTAGTGCCAGCCCGGACAACCATCTAAATCCTTGTCGAGTGTAGCTATACCGTGACCCTCTTGGACGGCGCCGATTGCCAATGCATCGTCAGCCTCCTGTCCCTCGATCATCACTGCGCCTAGCTCATCAACCATATAGTCTCTGATCTCTTGGTAGTAGCGCGGCTTACCCGCATCCTTCCTGTTACCTTTGTAGTTTGAATCTAGGTCGTACCTGAAGTTCCCCTTTCCTGTTAAGTAGATCGTGGACTTCTCTCCGCAGCTGTTGATGATATCCTGAAGGGCATTCTTCACTCCGCTGAGTGTACCCTCCAAGGTATCTTCATTCTTGTCGGAGGCGAAGCCCACCCGATAGACGATGATGTCTCCATCGATCCCCCAGTAGGTGGGCTTATCCATTAGAGTGCGTCCAGATCGTTGTCGTAGTCGAAGCTATCTTCTGAGGGTTGACCCAGCTCAGTGACCAGCATCTTCTGTACGAACGCGGACGTACCACGCTTACCCTTGAACTCCCAGTCGAACGTCTTGAGTACAGCCTCAACCTTAGAACCCTGTGTTACTAGGTCGGGGTCGAGTGCTAAACCTTGGTCGTCCACTACAGTAGGGAACTTGCTGTTATCAATAGGGAACTTAGAGGTGCAGGTGATGAACTGTCCACGACCGTAGTCATCCTCTTTGAACTTCACGTTCATGCCCAAGCTCTCAAGCTTATCTACTGCTGCGCTGCTGAGGTTAGCCAGTTGTACACTGTACTTACCGGACATCTCCTCGACGCGAGTCAAGTTAGGGAATGCAATGGTAGCTTTAACTTTAACTAGGTTGGTATCCATAATGGTATCCTTTGATTAGTGAGTGTCGGCCCATGATGAGCCTATCTTTACATCGCCCTCGGTAGGGCAGCGTAGACCTAAGTCAACACCAGCCTGCCGTATGGCATCACGGAAGATAACGCCGACCCGATCAGCGTATGCATCCGGTACTTCTACTTGGAACTCATCGTGCACTTGAGCCACTAGCTTATACGGGTAGCTGTTCTCATCCAGCCTACCTACTGCTATGACTAAAGCTTTCTTCATTACTATCGCCCCTGCTGATTGGAGGAGCGTGTTAAGAGCAGCGTGTTCAGAGCGTACGTGTACTCGTCGTCCGTCCAGCCCTTTGATGTGCCCTCTTCCAGCAGCCACGCCAACGCGGTCGAGTAATCTTCGAAGCGCTGGAAGGGACTGTAGAAACTTCCTCTTAAGAGTAGCTCCTTGCTTTGCTCCTCCGCCAACAATCTCACCGATCTTCGCGTCACCAGCACCATAGAGAAAGCCGTATATAAACGTCTTAGCATTGTCTCTCGTCGGCAATCCTGCCGCCTCCTGATTGTATGTGTGAATGTCACCATCCAGTATTAGATTAGTGTACTCCTTGTCGTGCATGTAGTGAGCTAACATCCTGAGTTCTAGTCCAGAGGCATCGACCCCGACGAGCTTGGTGCCCTCGTCAGTGATGAACAACTCTCGGTACTCAGGGGCGGATGGTATCTGTGCAAGGTTGGGTTTGCTGTGGGACATACGGCCGGTGATTGCACCAATGGTGTTGACTCTACCATGGATGCGTCCATCTTCTCCGCAAGCGTCGACCCAGCTACGTACCATACCAATGCGCTTACTAATAATAAGGTACTCGAGTACAGCTTTAGCTTCGTCGAGGTGGCTGTTCTCACCCAGAGTCTTCTCATCAATCTTAGGCTTTCCCGTAGGAGTGAGTTCAGTCCATACAGCACCGATCGTTTCGAGCCGCTCCGCAACCTGCTGCCTTGAGCCGGGGTTGAAGACTGTAACCTTGTCCTTGAGTTGCTTACCTGTCTTGGCGCTCCATCGTTCCTCAATGATGGGCGGGAAGATCTGTTGAAGTTCATCTTCAATCTCCTGCATTCTCTGTTCATGGTTATTATATAGAGTACAAGCAGATGCAAAGTCGAACTTGAATCCGTTGTCTTCCTGTATGGTAGTGACCCTGCGTACCTCAGCTTCGAGGTCATAGCTTGCATCACTAAAGCCTAGCTTCTCCTTCTTCTTAAGTAGTCCTTGGTACACGTCCCAGTTCGCATGGCAGTCAGCGATACAGTACTGGGTCATCCGTTCCCTGACCATGGGTACATCTCCGAGGTCGAAGTCGGAGGCGTCGAAGTCTTCCTTGAGGGACTTTCCTGCTGCTTGAGCGAGTGCCCGTAGCGAATGACCGCCATCCCGAGCAGGCTCCAACAACCTAGAGAGAACAAGGCTATCGACAACATCCCTATTCCACTCAAAGCCCCACACCTTCTTGAGTATCGGAAGGTCGAAGGCTATTAGGTTGTGTCCCATTACGCAGTCCACGCCACTGAGTGCGCGGTGTAGTTCGCCCACTGAGTTGCACACAGTAGTCATCCCACTGCTGTAGCGTACCACTGCCATCCAGATGTGATCCCATGCTAGGTTTGTTTCTATGTCGAGTGTTACTATTCGCTCTTGAGTGTACATACTCAGCGTTCTCCTGTTGTGTTTGAAGTTCTAAAACGTAGGCTCCCATCTTACTCATAAGTTCTCCTCTCATAATATAACAAATAGTGGGTGACTGTACCGCGTTTGTCAGAGTGCCTCCTCAGCTAGGTCTTCAGGGGTGAACTCACTCAGTCTACCTGTGTGGTTGTCGTACAGTAGATGTCCGGCTGGCCCAGTGATACCACTAAACCTGTTCTTGAGTACTCGCATGTGAGTGGTGTTCCGTTCAATTGGATCCTCTGCTTGCCCGTTCCGCTCAAGACCGATAACAAAGTCAGACAGCTGAGCAATAGAAGCACTGCCCCTAAGTTGAGCCACTGACGTAGCCGCTCCTTCTTCATGGCCTTTCCCCTCTGGTCTCTTAAGGTGGGACACTGCGAACAACACAATGCCTGTGTCCTGCGTCAAGGTGCGTAGCTTAGTCATGATCTCGTCGAGTGCTTTACGCTCGTCGCCATGCTGCCCACCCGATACAAGTATACTAATGTGATCTAAGATTATAACCTTGCAGTCCATAGCCTTAGCCATGAAGCGAACACGTGCTACCACTGCGTCAACAGTAGCGCCAGTGTCAAAGCTAGCATCCATAATCATTAGCTGCTCGTCGCCGAACACCCTGTTGAATGACTCCTTGTACTCCTCTGAGCCACGCTTGACAGCACTGGTAGGTAAGTGCACGGGGGTAGATAGATCAACGCCCATGAAGCCCTCAGCTGTACGCTCGACGCTCTCCTCCATGAAGAGACACCCGATGCGGTTGGGCGTAGTGTTCTTCACGTGCATGACCAGCTCCCGTAAGATACTGGACTTGCCTAGACCTGAGCCAGCTGTAACAGTGATGAGTTCAGTAGGTCGGAAGCCGTAGGTGATGTCGTTGAGCGCTTCCCATGGGTAGTCACCCAGCTTATCAGGACGCTCAGCATTCAAGCGCTCCCACAGCTCGTCCTTAGAGAGGATACCCTTGGGTGTGTACTGTGACGCACTCCAATACAGATCACTAAACGTCTTCTTCTCGCCAGCCTTGAGGTAATCACATGCATCCTTCCCGATAGCGGGGTCGAGGCGCATGATGCGTAGCTTACCAGCGAATACCTCAGCCGCCTTCTCAACAGCAGCAAGGCCAGCATCATCGGCATCAAAGCACACTACAATCTCAGTGAATCCATCGAGGAATGTGTATGCATTCTTGAAGTCCTTAGCTGCCGCTGCTGCGCCACCCTTAAGGGATACGACTGCTACCTTGTCGTCGAACAAAGCGCTAGCTGCAAGTGCATCCAGCTCACCCTCTACCACGACCACTCGGTTCTGCTTGTGGTTACCGTACCTTTGCTGACCGAACAGGCCACCCGACTTGATGTCCCCGACTGAACGGAATGCTTTAGTCTTGACGTGTCGTACCTTAAAGCCCACCGGATCGGTCGACTCAGCAGAAAAGTAAGGGTAGTAGTGGTGCTCCCCTACGACTGCGACCTTGTACTTAGACGCAGTAGCTGAAGTGATTGACCGATCCGGTAGGGCTACTGGCTTAGCCTGTTGCCATGCTTGAGTGAGTCGTCCAAGTTCGTGGACACTAGTGAGTGTTACTGTTTCTGTTGGTTCCATTCTGGAATCTCCATGCGTATAGGCTTCACAAACAAAGCAATAGCTATGTCCGTCATCGTAGAGTACGTTACCGTCTGATGAGCCACACTTATCGCATGGCCCTTTGCTTACTACTGTACTTTCTGTCATGCAGTGTGTCTCCTTGGGTTGCTGTAGTCTGTACGATGACGCTTACCTTATAGTATATAACAAAGACTGGGTGATTAGACCGCGTTTGTCATCGCTTGCACGTGTTAATGAATAGTATCTTGGCTGCAATAGCCTCCTCCTCTGTATCAAAATACCCTATAACAATCAGTTGCTTAGCGCTGACTCTTATCTCAGCACGGTACTTATCCTGCATCATACTACGCTCTCGAACTACCGTACCTCCTGTCGCAGTGCTGTTAGCTGTGGTCTCTAGGTTCAGGTTACTCCACCGTAGGTTGAGCGCGTCCTTATCGCGGCACACTACGGTGTTGTTCAATGGGTCGCCCTCTACCATAGCCCAGATGATACGAGCAGTGTAGTAGTCCGTCCCATCGACACGGGTACGGGGTAGTCCCTTATCCACCCTGTAAGCCACTGAGCCAGCCTTCACGCGACCTCGTGACACTTTCCATACTAGACTACCTGTCTCACTATCGTAGCTGAGAAGCTCATTCAAGCGCTCTGACGGGGGCATAGGTTTAGCGCCCGACTTGGCTGGCTTCAGCTTCAGACCCTTAGCCTCCTCCTCTATGGCACGGGTGACACCGTTGTACTCCTGCATGCCACGCCAGCGCAGTCCTTTAGCTTGCTTGATAGCGTACCTCTGGTATGACTCCGCCTTGACAGCAGCAAGGAAGTTCTGAACAGACTCAGTGCCAAACCCTGCGGCTAGTAACAGACTACGTAGCTGTTTGTCCGTAGCATTCTTGCTTGTGAGTGTAGAAAAAGTGGACATCCTAGGGTTGAGTGCGTCGATACCCTCGCGGAAGTACAGACCCACGCGGTCATCTTCCCGTGATGCATCCGCTACTGCTATGTCTGCAATCCTATCCTCTACTGTACCCACGTTCACCATTACGGTGTGACCCGACGACTCCCCTTTCTCGTTCTCCAACTCGGAGGGTAGCTCGTGCGCGTTCAAGTTAAGCCAGTCAATGCAGTCCTGTACCTGCTCCTTGCCTCGGGTGTTGGACTTGCGGTAGTACATATGCCTCGCAGGAATGGTGGGATCTTTCATCATCCGGCGCCGTTCCTTCCGGTCTACGGGTGTTGCCGCCATGGCTGAGGTGAATCCCCGTAGGTTACCGATGGACGTTAGCTTGTGGTTGATGTTGTCTTGCTTCAGCTGCTGGTAGTCCAGCGCATCCCCGTCGTACCCGTTGTCTTCAAATAGCATAGCCAAGTTCTCCCATTAGCTTGATGAATCCGTAGTAGTCCAGCTTCTTATCGAAGGTTTGCATAAACATATACAGCTCGTCTTCAGTAATCTTTTCTTCTCGGTAGTCCATGATGGCTTGCCATAGCTCCGCACGTTTTGTTTGTCGACTCAACGCAGCTCCGTACTTATCAGTGGGTGTCCGTACGGAATCCCCTAGTCCGGTGTGATCGTTGGGGTTAGCACGTGCATCATCAATGGCTGTGAATAGTTCCTGTATATAGTTCTTCATGCTGTCTGCTCCTGTAAGCGTCGGTACTGGTTACGTGCGATAGAATCCAAGTCTTCTTCTTGGAATTCGTCTAGGTTGTGCTGTATGGCAGCATACGACAGAGCCTCAGCCCATGTGTACGCGCCACGTTTCATGGTCACTGCTGTTGTGACAGCTGCTAGCATATCATTCGTCATCTATCTCTACTCCTTCAGCTAGTATCTTTTGGATTAGTCTATCAAGCTGTCTACATGCTGAGCCATACGCCCACGTCGCACCCTGTGCCACCTTGTCGTCGGGGCAGTCTGCGTTCAGCCGTCGTTGGTGCTCGAGATTAGACAACATCCCCTGCAATTCGCCTAGTATTTGTTGTTGATTCATTATGCATCCCTCCAAGCTTCGTATATTTCATCGGCGCCATTGTCATTGCGGTACATATCAATGGCTGCGTCGAGCAGATCGTCCTGCACCATGTCCGGCACTTCGTCCACGCGATACACGCCGTCATCAATGAAAGCTAGACACGTAGAAAAGTCTGCGTCCCCGTCATCATGTACGTCGACCCATGCTTCATAGGTTACGCCGTCGACCGTCACTTCAGATAAGTACTTCATTCTTCGTTCTCCTTGTAGATGTTAGCCATACGCGTGCAGTGGCTCTCGACTAGACGATAGCCGGACGCTCTACCCTCTAGCCATTGGGCGTGCAATTCACCCAGCTCAGTGTCATTAGCCGCTTTGGCATCCTGTACAGCGTAGCTTCCGAATAGCTCAGAGACCGCCATTAGCTGCTCATATATATCCTTATTCATCATAGTTCCCCTGTCAGTAGCACGGCATACACCGTGATGTAGAATAGACCTGCGTATATTACAACGCGAGCCACATGATTCAACCGCTCTCGATCTTTACCTGTCATAAAACCTCCATTATTGCTGGTATTATTACAATGGCCGCGATCAGTAACCACACGACCGGCCCTGCTTCCTCTGTCTTTTCTTGCTGGTCTAGCCTCATGCTGGATTTCCTCCGCAACATGTACATGGGCAAGTAGCTGCCACTTCAGAGTTTACAAACTCGAAAATAGACGCCTTGTCATATCCCAGCGCTGTACCAAGTATCTGCTGCAGACGGCGCCGGTTATGTGATCCAGCCTTGTAACCGTCGCCTACAAACAGCAGGTCTAATTCCCACCCGATGAGGTTCGACTCATCATCAGCGACCAGCAGGAAACGGTTAGCCTCTCCGCTCTCGCCTACACCATCAACAATCACTGTAGACAGACCCATCTGACCAGCCGTCACGGCTAGCGTAGTGAGCGCTACAGCAGACTTCTCAGAGTCTGCAATGGCCAGCGTTCGATTGCTGTTTGGGTTTGCGACGTCGGTTATGTCGCGGATGATTTCGTTAGTGTAAGACATAATACTTTCCTCTCTTGATTAGTCCCTAGGGGTTGTGGTGTAGAATGTACGCTGCCGCGCCCAATACTGGTCGTACGTTTCAATGTCTGCCATACGTGCCGATGGGCCGCTGGTGAATGATACGCAATCTGTATCAGCGTGAACACAGCTAACGATAGCTCTGTCCCGTAATCCCAGACTATGATCGCGCAGCACGTAAACCGTATCGCCTTCTTTCATAATACTTTCCTCTTTTGTTTAGCTTCCTATTATGCCCCACCTCAGGGCATTTCGTCCAGTAGCTAGCTGGTCTCATCAGATAGGTTTACCGTTCAGTAGTACTTCACCCTTTCGGGTACAGACGTCCACTCCAAGCGCTCTCAAGCGGCTCATAGTAGTTCGGGTGGGCCACTGTCGCAGTGTGCTGGTCATTACGATGACGCCGCCGCGCCAATCCACTGTGGCGATGTGGTGACCGTGCAAGAATACATCGGCTCCGCCTGTAGACTCTACCGGTGTAACCCTTGTGTTGTTCTTCCACCAGAAGCGTCTATCCTCAATAGCCTCTAGCATTTCCTTTTCAATCAGTCTCATTTACTTATCTCCCTGTATGATTGTGCGATTGCTTCCACTTGGTGTTTCTTAGCAGCCCCGTGGCCTCGCTTAGCGAAGCCTTCCACCACTTGACCGTTTACCTTGATATGCCAGAACTGGCCCGTGACGCTACTTACTACAGTTACATTATCCATTTTACTTGTCCCCCAGTAGTTTGCTGATTGTTTTGTGACACTCGACGATGTGGGCCTCATCGTTGGCCCGTTGTACTTGAAGCTCTGCAATCTCTCGCTCATGGTCACGCTTGGCGAAATACAGTGCATCTCTTGTGTTGGCTAGCTGAAGCTTCAATACTGCAATTTCATTTTCCATTATTTCTTACTCCATAGTCTGTTACGTGATTCAGCTTCCCGCTCTAAGCGTTGTGCTGGTGTTTCTGGTGTGCGGTACATTGCAGCGAGCTCAGCTTCGAACTCCTTGCCGCTGTATGTGTTGTTGCCAACCGATGCGGCCTCAGTGGTCTTGTTGACTTCAAAGCCAGCGTTAACCACACCGTCTAGCGTGTCGGGCTTGCTTGTCGCATCGTGCAAGGGCGCATCATCACGTCCTGCTCTACGTGCTACATACTTGGAATCAGCTTCAGCCTTCAGCTTGCACTTGCTAGCTGGTGACATCCAGTCCGGACGCCCCGTCTTTTCAGACTTAGTAGCGACTCGGTTATAAATGTCGTACTTGGCATATGCTGCGGCTGTTCTAGCAGCGCGATGCCCTTTGTTCAATGTGCTATCATGTTTCATGTTTCGGCCCTCCGTAGACCTCTTCAGTGACGCGGTAACAGCGCCATACATGAACCCCCATACATTACTTACTAAGTATCATCGTGGGCTGCATCGCCGCAGCCTAGTGCGCAGTGTGGCTATCCCCGCTGAACGGTTAAGACTCACACCCTGACCTAGTAGTTAACCTATGTTTAACTAGACTCCTTTCGGAGGGGGTTTCCCAGTCTATCCCTCTCGGGGCTGGCATCCGATTCGTGGCTCGGTAGGGCCGATGTAGTGAATGGTACGGTAGTTCTTGGTACTTGTCAAACACTTTCTTAAACTTTCTTTTCGACCCTTTTTACAATCAGCTTGTGAGGCGATTAACTCTCGGTGGGCCTACCGCTGGACTTCCCTAGGTGGGTACATCCAGCCGATGAATGACACTATAGGGCATGCCAGCCAGACCGTCAATGGTAATATGTCACACTTTGGATATTTATTTGCAGGGGTCTTGATAGTGGGCTGGATGGTGGGCTGGATGGTGGGCTGGATGGTGGGCTGGATGGTGGGCTGGATGGTGGGCTGGATGGTGGGCTGGATGGTGCGGACTGGTAGCCGATACGGGAGCCACACCCCACATCCTCCCCATCGGAAGCTGACAGGTGCCGGACTGGTAGACCACAATGTCTTATATCATGGACAAATAACTATCGAGTAGATCAATACATAAGACATGTTACGATATATCATATCACAGGGCTGGATGGGGGCTGGATGGGGGCTGGATCGGACGGGGTGGGGGGCCTGTCGGGGACTGCGGCCGCCGTATGTTGCCGCTCCGGCTTGCAAAGAGGCCATTTGGGAAGCAGGAGGGTGCAGGATGGGTGCATTTGGGAAGCTATCGACTCACAAAGAGGGTCATAATAGGCCACCACAACAGAGCTGAGACCCCCGGATGGCCTACCTTTGAGTGGGATTAGTACCTTATGGTACTTTGTCGGGTAAAGATCTAATAAGGGTGCACCAAAATGGTGCGTCAGTGTGCACCAAAATGGTGCGTTAGAGGGACAAACGCGGTATAATCACCCATTATTTGTTATATTATAGAGAGAGACACTTTATAGTACTATAAGGCAAACCTTAAAGGCACTCCACTACGGATAACCTAACACAGCTAACTACTAAAGCTTATTACTTTAGCTGTTGTCTGTACCTTAAAGGCACCTTATAGTACTGAACGTCTTCAAACAACAATGGAAGCCTCTAGCTGGATCGGTTCCTTAGCCCTACGGTTCATGCTTCCTACATATTTACTTTAATCAGTCGTCGTCTGTACAATACTGTACCGTAATGTACCATAAAGTAGCCGACTGAAGCCCTAAGGCTGAACCACTGGAGGTCGTTGGATGTCGAAAGAAGTTAAAGGCCGCCCTACTAGAGCAGCCCTAGATGCAACAAAGGACTTAACCAAGAGAGAACAGGCAGCAGCCATGAAGGAGTTCCGTAAGCGACTCCTACTGCACCCCTCCTCTCCTAAACTTATAGAGAAGCTATTCACTACAGCATTCGATGACGAAGCTAAACAACAAGGCTTAGCCATGAAGTTACTTGCGGATCGTCTTATGCCAGTCGCGGGGTTCACCAGTGACGGGAAGCAGCAGAACCAAGTTAGCATTAACATTACTGGCATTGGGTCTACCGTTGGTACTTCTTCTGATGAGTCCCCTAGTGTCGTTATTGATGGATCAAGCGGAGAAGTGGAAGATGAGTAAAGGATCTGTACCCGCCACAAAGAAAGAAGCCATGAAGAAGCTGATTGGTGGTCTTGAGAGCAATGGCGACTACAACATAATGGTTGGTGGTAAGAAGAAGCCATTAACCTCTATGACCATCGGTGAGGTCTTGGATATGCAATCCAAGATGGATGGAGACACAGCAGCTGGTAAGTACCAGATCAAAGAGTCCACCCTACGCTCCCTAGTGTACAAACCCGGCGAGAACGCTGGAGAGTACAGCGACAAGGAACGCAACCCCTCTGACTTCAGCCCCGATATGTTATTCGACGAGGCTGCTCAAGAGTGGGCTGCTGATGCTATCCTTGATCGTAGAGGATGG